GTCATATATCCATAGCTTATCTGCTGCACGACTACAAAATTTTCTTATGTAATCCTCTGTTGGGTCTGTAGACTTTAATGTTTGCTGCACCATGCGAGAAAGAGTAAGTACTGCACGCATTTCTAGGCTTGCAATTAAGCATTTAGTTTGCTGACCCATAAGAGCTAATACAACTTGTGAAAGCCATAGCGATTTGCCATGCGAACTCACTCCGGTTACAACCGTCAATTCAGATGGTCTCACTCTAAAATCTTGCTCACTCTTAACAAACCCTAAAGACTTACCAGATGATATTTCTTCTGAAAAGTATTTAACAACATCATCTGCAAACACAGAACTGTCTTTTACTAAGAACTCACTAGAACCATATTCATTATTAAAATATTGAGTAATGGTTTCTTTGCTAACTGTTAATCTATCTAACGCTTCTCCAATTTTCATTTAGCATTATCCCAAGGGTTACGTTGTTTAGGTATTTCCATGTCAAATCTCTCCTGACTTAAATACGTTGAAGGCATAGGGATGTATAATCCTTGGTCTTTTTTCCATTGGTCAGTAGTGCTAATTATAAGCAAATGCTTAACAATGTCATCTATTTTTTCATCTAGTCTTTTTCTTGTCCATATTTTATAAGCATAAACTTTACCAGTCTTTCTTGGATTAGGAGGAAAGGTATCCCAAAACTTTTCAAACTCAACGCTATAGATATGTTTCTTTCTCTCTCTCTCTGCCTCTGTCTCTGTCTCTAGGCTACGACTAACGCTGTTTTTTTCTGTGCTTTGCGTAGCAAACTCTTCTTTTGATAATGCTCTTTTGCTTCTATTGCATGACCTGCATAGTAATTGAAGGTTATTTGCCTCAGAAGAACCGCCTTTAGAAACGGGAACAATGTGGTCAAACTCTAATTTCTTATCAGAACCACAAGATTGGCATTTATGATTATCTCTTACTAATACTTCTGTTTTAGTTTCATTTTTAATATATCTACTAGCAAAACCATTGGTTTCCCTAATACGTTCATTCATAGACATTTCTTCAGAGCCTTTTAATTCATACTTACCTTCTTCTACAAACTTAAACTTAATTAACTCTTTCATAACTAATTCAAGTTCTTTTTGATTAAGTCTTAATCTAAAGCCAATTTCAAAATCATCTGGAAGATTACCAAACGACTCAGAACCTAAAAGCCATAGGTTTATAAGGCTTTTGCTAGCTATTGGACTTAACATAAACCAATCCATATTGTCTAGCAAATCCCTGTATAATTTAATCCATGGTGGTTTCCTATCATGGAAGTTCTGAAATTTACGAAAATTAACTATCCTATATTTCATACCTTTCCTCTCTTGGCAATAATTTCATTAATCTGATATACTCTTAATTGTGGTATTTCACCATCATCAGACCAATACTGAACTGCCTGGGTAGAAACTCCAAGTGCTTCCGCAAGCTCCCTACGAGAGTTGTTAAAGTGTAATAATGCCTCTTCTAATGTCATATAAAGCCCTTTTTAATTGAAAGTATCCGAATTATAGCATGACTTATATTACTTGCCAAGTAAAATTGTTAAATATATTTGTAAATAATACTTGACATAGTATTTTTTATTAGTAAAATGGTTATTGTAGTATTTAACTTTTAGGAGAGAAAAAAATGAAATATCAAATTGTAAATGTAAACCAAGATTATATGTATCCAGATATTGTTGGTAAATATGCTACTTTAGAAGAAGCTGAAGTAAAACTTGCAGAAATAAAAAGCAGTCCTAGTGCAGGTCCTAATTACTTTGTTGAAGAAATTAAAGAGCCTTTAAGTAAAGAAGAAAGAATTAATGCTTATTGGGGTAATATTAAACATTAGGAGAGAGACATGAAAATTTCAACAATGATAGCAACAGCAGTACTGTTTTGGGTTTATGTAGCCTTTTGCCTTTGGGCTATGGGTAAGCTGGCAGGTGCAATATGAATAAATACCTATGGCTATTCCTTTTTGTATTTTGGGGGTATATAATATGGCGAATGGTTTAGAACATATAGCAGATATTCTTAAACGATTGAATGACGAACTTAAATTAGATAACGATAAATGGGAGAGAGAACAAAATGTCACAACAACAACATTACGACCAGGTGATGATGGAACAGCACCAACAAGAATTACAACAACAGGAGAGAAAGATGAACTATAACGAACTACGTAAGATTAACGTATCAGACCATATTGAAAAAAAGAATGGTCTATCATACTTATCATGGGCTTGGGCTGTGGATACTCTTCTACAGCAAGACCCAACTGCATCATGGGGATATGGTGAACCTAAACAGTTTGGTGAAACACTTATGGTATTCTGCACAGTCCATGCGTTTGGTAAATCTATGACAGCTCAATTACCTGTGCTTAACTTTAGAAACCAAGCTATACCTAACCCAGATGCTATGGCAGTTAATACAGCTATGCAACGTTGTTTAGCTAAAGCTATTGCATTACATGGTATTGGCTTATATATCTATAGCGGTGAGGATATTCCAGAGTCAGAACAACCAGCTCTAAAGGCAGTATCTAGCAAGGACTTTCTATGATAGAACAACGCACAGAAGAGTGGTTTCAGCAAAGATTAGGCAAGGTGACAGCATCCAGAATATCGGATGTTATCGCCAAGACTAAAACAGGCGTATCTACATCACGTCAAAACTACCTTGTTCAATTAGTATCAGAACGTCTTACAGGCAAGAAAGGCGATAGTTTTGTAAACCAAGCTATGCTAGATGGTATTGAAAGAGAAAGTGCTGCTAGGGAGCTTTATATGCAAACTAGAGGGGTATCTGTAACAGAGGTAGGTTTCTTTGACCACCCAACTATTGCCATGAGTGGTGCTAGCCCAGACGGAGCTGTTAATGCAGAAGAAGATGGTAAATATGCAGGGCTTATAGAGATTAAATGTCCTATAGAGACAACCCATACTAATACGCTTATGAGCAAGGAAGTTCCCAGTAAGTATAAATCTCAGATACAATGGCAAATGGCTTCTGTAAGCCCTAATGTTAAATGGGTAGATTTTATTTCTTTTAATCCAAATTTTCCTGATACAATGCAACTTTTTGTAGCTAGGGTTGAGAGAGATAATGCTTACATAGGAGAATTAGAAGCAGAAGTGATTAAGTTTTTAGACGAAGTAGAACAAACAATTATTAAACTAAAGGAGTAGTATATGGCTGAGTATGACAACAAAAACACGTTTACATTAAACAAGAATGACAAAGGGGAAAATCCTAAACGCCCAGACTACCGGGGAAAAATGAACCTTGATGGTATTGAATTTATATTATCAGGTTGGATTAGAGAAGGTGCTAATGGTAAGTTTATTAGTGGTGCTGTAGCAATGGTAGCTACTGAAGAAAGACTTAAACCTACTGTTGAAGGTGCAGATGAGGATGTTCCTTTCTAGGAGCATCCCCAATTGCTTATAACTATTTATTCATTACGTACATTGTTACTTCAAAGCCAAAACGCATTTCTGTTGCTGTTGGTGATGTCCACATAGCGGTTCTCCTTTCTTTTAGATTTATAATAGAATTATACGCTTGTGTGAGTTTACTAGACACAAGATAATCATGAAAGGTCTATAATGGATATTCAGTCTTTAGAATTAGATGTTGCATGTTATGCTACTGCTGTGTATCATGAGGTCAATACAAGAACACTAGAAGAAAAGGTAGGTGTTATAAATGTCATACGTAATAGATTACATTCTGGTCTTTGGGGTAACTCTGTATGCTCTGTTGTTTATGCTCATGGTCAGTTTATTGGGGTTACGGATGAAAGTCATCCAGAAGTTAATACTAGGGCGTATTTGGAAACTAAACTTTTGGTTATTGATACGATTATTTTTAATAAATATGCAAATCCAGTTGCAAATGCTTTATATTTCCATGATGACTCAATATCGCCAAAGAAAGAATGGTTTGGTAAAAGAAAAAAAACTCACATAGGAAGGATGGTATTTTACTAATGGC